GACAGCTTCACCAGGAATTGCGGATAAGACGTGTTCCTTGCACTTTCAGAATCGGCGTTCCCCAGCCGCCGATCATCATTACCACTTCTCACTATCCTCCAGCAGCTATCAATATCCGCTTGGCATGTGTGCGCATAAGCCGAGCCGCATAAGCCAAGCAGATATTACCATGTGTGTTCCGCGCCCGGAGCGCACAAGCCAAGCAGTTATTGGCATACGCAGCCGACAGACGCCGAAGGAGAAATTCCGGTCAATCGAAATTTCCCGACCCGCATGGCAGGATGCACCCCACTGTCATGATCATTCATCATCGGCGGATGTGTTCTTCTGCGGACACTGTCATTCACTGTCTTCGACACTGTCTCGCCCAACGAAAACAGGAGCAGCCAAGGCCGCTCCCATCATCGATTGCGAAAAGATCAGAGGCGTTCGAGGGCTTCCTCGAGCTGGCCGTCCACGAGGTGGGTGTAGATCTGGGTGGTTGACACGTCCCGGTGCCCCAAGGCCCGCTGCACCACGAGCAGGTCGTTGGTCGCGCTGTAGAGGTGGGTGGCGAAAGTGTGCCGCATGCCGTGCGGCGTCAGTTCCTTTTCGATCCCGGCTTTCAGCAGCCAGTGGGCGAGCCGGTTGGCGATCTGCCGCTGGCAGAGTCTGCTGTCCCGGTTCGACAGGAACAGGGCTTCCATTTCCGGGCGGCCGCGTCGACGGCGCTCGGACAGGTAGCGGCGCAGCAACGTGCGGAGGTCGGTCTTGATGAACTTGACCTGCGGCACATTCCCCTTGGCCCACACCCGCAGATGCTTGGCGTCAAGGTCGATGTCATCCATGTCGAGCGCGGCCAGCTCGCCAAGCCTGATCCCGGTGCCAAGGAGCACCTCGATCATGGCGCGGTCGCGCAGCGCGGAGAAGTCGGTCCAACCCTTGAGCTCCTTGAGCAGACGTTTCTTTTCGGTGGCGGTCAGGAACACCGGCAGCTTACTTGGCAGCCGATGCATGCGGATTGACCGGGCCGGATTGTCATCGACTACGCCCGCTTCGACGGCCCAGGCGAAGAAGGACCGCACGGCCGCCTTCATGCGATGGAGCGAAGCGGCTGAGCGCGGACCTCTTTCACAGTCAGCCACCGCCTCGGAGGAGAACACCTGGTCGAAGAGCCCGGGCGTAATCTCCCTGCAGATAATCCCGGGAGCCAGCTTCTCCGCCACACGGGCCAACAGGGCAAGATCCCTGCGGTATGCGGCTATGGTCGCTGGGGAGCGTCCTTCGGCCGACAGGCGGGCACAGAACGCCTCTGTCGCGCCCGCCAGATCGAGGTCAGCCGTTCGATTGCTCATCGCTGGACTCCTTCACCCGGCTGTGGCCCATGGGCGTGCTTTTGGGCAGCGGCAACTCCTCGATGCGACCCGACTCCTTGGCCCAGACCATCATCATGCGGAACACCCGGACAGTCTTGGCGACGGTGCGCTCGGCCCGCTCCTTGCCGTCGGGGAGTTTGAGCAGCAGGTCGGACTTGTAGAACTTGCCGACCTGGGGAAGCCGGATCTCGGCGAGCTGGCGATCCGCGCCGAAGAAGGCCTCAACCACGTCGAGGTCCTTCCGGTAGGTGTAGAGGGTCCGCTCTTTCTTTCCGGATTCCCGCAAGTGGCCGATGAAGGCCTCGGCGGTCTGATGAACGGTGCAGTCAGTCATGTCTATGTCTCCTTTCAGGGTGGCCCGGCGTGTTCAGGACAGGAACTCGTCCAGCTCCCGCAGCAGCTCCTCGACGTGGCCGAGGGAGCCGACGCTCGCCCAGGTGATGTCCGGCTGCTTCGCGTCCGCTTCGAGCTTGCCGCGAATGCCGTCGATCAGCCGGGCGATGCTCTCCTGTTTTTCTCGGTACGCCTTGAGTGCCTGCTGGCGGTTTCTGTCGTAGGTCATGGCCTGCCTCCGGTTCCGGTTTTCGTGGATGCGGGACCATCCCGCGTCACATCCAATGACGCTTCTATTTCGTTGGAAATCAAGTGTTTGCAGAGATCTTTCTGCATATGCCCCAAACCCATAACCCAAAGGAGATCAACATGTTGAAGAAGTTTCTCGAATGGACCATCCCGCTGGTCGCATCCTCGGCAATGCCTTAAGGACGGGATTGCACTGATGGCAGTAACCGACAAGGAGCGCAAACTCGCGGCGACCCTGAGCGATCCCGTGTTGTGGGGGCAAGCCTACCTCTACAACCGGGATGGCTCAGGCCGCGACTACTGGCCGCATCAGGTGGAGGACCTGCGCTGTCTGGCCAGGAACATCATTCACCTCGACGGCCGGGACGTGGGCAAGTCCATTGTGCTCTCGACCGACGCGCTCCATTACGCCTTCACCACCCGGGGTGGCCAGGGCCTGATAGCGGCCCCGCACCAGGGGCACCTCGACAGCATTATCGAGGAGATCGAGTACCAGCTCGACACCAACCCGGATCTGATGAACAGCATCGCCCTGACCAAGTACGGCAAACCCAAGATCCATCGCAAACCCTACTTCCGGCTGGAGTTCACCAACGGTTCGGTGCTCTATTTCCGTCCGGCTGGGGCCTATGGCGATTCCTTTCGGTCTCTGCATGTGGGCCGCGTCTGGGTCGATGAGGGAGCCTGGCTGACGGAGCGGGCCTGGAAGGCGCTGCGCCAGTGCCTCAAGACGGGGGGAATTCTGCGCATCTACTCCACGCCCAACGGCCTGCGCGACACCACCTACTACCGGCTCACCTCGTCCGACCAGTTCCATGTGTTCCGCTGGCCGTCCTGGCTCAATCCGCTCTGGACCGAGGACCGCGAGTCTGAACTGCTGGAATTCTATGGCGGCCGGGACAGCTCCGGCTGGCAGCACGAGGTGGCCGGTGAACACGGCAAGCCCTCCTATGGGGCCTTCAATGTCGAGCAGTTCAACCTCTGTCGGCAGGATCTGCTGGAGTATCAGAAGATCGTCATCACCGATTCCGAGCTGCGCGATTGCGACACCGAGGAAGCGGCCCACGACCGGCTGGAGATGCTGCTCAACCTCACGCCCCGCAGCGGGCAGTTCTGGGTTGGCGGCGACCTGGGCTACACCAACGATCCTACCGAGATCATTGTTTTCCAGGAAATGGAGGTCGGCGAGCGGACCCTGCTGAAGATGATCCTGCGCGTGCATCTGGAACACGTTTCCTATCCGCACATCGCCCAGATCTTCGCCCTGCTGGAGCGGTACTACACCCCGGCAGGCATCGGCGTGGACAACGGCGGTAATGGACTGGCCGTGGTGCAGGAACTGCTCACTCTGGACAAATACAGGGGGCTGGAGCTGGAAGGCAGGCTCAAGGGATACGACTTCGGCGGCATGACCCGACTGGCGGTGCGGGACGGCAAGGAAATCAAGAAACGGACCAAGGAGCTGATGACCAGCCTCATCAACGGGGCACTGCAACGCAAGCAGCTCATTTTCCCCTCGGACGACCTGGAGGTGGAAGACCAATTCACCACCCACACCTACACCCTGCGGGACGGCAAGATCATCTATTCCAAGGGCAACGACCACATCATCGACGCGGTGCGCTGCGCGATGCTGATCCGGGAGGAAGGCAACCTCGACCCGGTCGGCGAAGAGGTGGTCTCACTCAACCCCGTGCTCACCAACCCGATTTTTATCTGAACCAGACAAATCATTATCCGTTGTGAGGAAGTGGCAACGCTTTGTCTGGAGGCATCCTCCGACGCTTTCCACCCCTCTCCGGTAAGTAACCGGCATCAAGCCGGGTTCGGCCCATACGGGCCGGATGTGCGGCTGTCATTGCCGAAACTACCGAGAGGATCACGTGGAAAGCACCGCCCATCAGGACGAACAATCGGAAAGCCTGGACACCACCGGCTTTGTCATCGCGCCACTGGCAGCAGCGGCCGCCCTCGATTCAGCCGCCTTCAGTAAGGTCAACGCCGCCGAGGCGATTCCGGCCACCTGGGAGGAACGCGCCCGCAAGGCCTGGGAATACTACGTCGAGGAGCCGCTGGTGAAGAACTGCGTCAACTCCTGGCGCACCTTCGCCGTGGGCGACGAAATCAAGATCACCAGCGATGACGAGAACCTCAAGGAGCAGGCCTTGGAGGCCGCCTGGCGGCTGAACATCTCGCAATTCATCAAGGACATGGTCCTTCAGCTCCTGGTGAAAGGAGACGCCATCGGCTTCAAGCGTTTCACCCAGTCCGGCCAGGACATCGAGGAGCTGGTCTGCGTCAACCCGGTTTCGGTCAAGGTCAAATACGCCCAGGGCGAGCTGATCGAGGCCCGGCAATTTCCCGAGGACACACCCGGCGGCGGCGACTCCATCCCGCTGCCCGTCGAGCAGGTGGTCCACCTCAAATGGGACGCTCCGGCCTTTTCGCCCCGGGGCAATTCTCTCGTGCTTCCCGCCTTTCAGGCCATCGAACTGCTACGCGACTACCGCCGGGCCGAACAGGCCATCGCCAAGCGCTGGGCCACGCCGTTCCGCCTGCTCAAGGTGGGCGGCGCGTTCGGGCAAAAGATGGTGATGCCGGACCAGCGGATGCTCGAACAGGTTCGCGACATGGTCAACAAGATGGACATGAAAAGTGGCCTGGTGGTGCCGTTCTACGTCAATGTCGAAACTCATGGCACCGACGGCCAGGTTCTCAACGTCGAGGACAAGGTCAAGGAGGTGAAGGAAGACGTCGTGGTGGCCCTGGGACTGTCGCGCTCGCTGGTGACCGGTGATGGCCCGAATTTCGCCACCGCCTCGGTAAGCATGCAGAAGATGATGGTCATGATCCGCGAGATCAAACAGGCCGCACGCAAGCTCCTCGACTGGGTGTTCGACGACTGGATGGAGCTGCGCGGCCAGGGCGACAAAACTCTCCAGTTCATCTTCAACGACCTCGACCCCAGCGACGCGGTCGATTTCAAGAAACTCCTCATCGAACTCTACGACCGCAAGCTCATCAGCCGTTCCAGCCTCCAGCTAAAGATGGACTTGGACCCGGACATCGAGACCGCCAATCGCGAAACCGAGAGTAAGAAGATCGACCTGATGGACGAAAAGCAGGTGAAGCCCGTGGTGGATATGGTTGTCTCGGGCATCCTGAGTGTGCCTCGCGCCAGAAAGATGCTCGGGATTCCTGCCGAGGACAACGAGACTTCAGCAGAGGCCGCGCTCGTCTGGTCAGGAGATCTGGAATCCACCGGCGATGCGGCCGTGTGCGACGAGTGCAGCCATTTCGACACGGCCACCAACCACTGCCGGGTCCACAACAGCGAGCGCACCTTCGACGCCCCGGCCTGTCGTTTCATCGACCGCCGGGAGCCCCGCTGATGTCATCGGACCTCAAGCAGCGCATCCAGGCGGCCACTCTGAAGAGCCTGACGGCCCGCAACCGCTACAACGACCAGATCACGGCCCAGCTCACCCAGGCGCTGAAACAGGCTGAGGACGAGGTCGCCCGCGCCATCCTCCAGTACCGCTCCCTCGGCTCGCTGCCGGACAACAAGCTCGCCGCCCTCAAGGGGCTGGAAAAGCTCCAGCTCGAACTCGACGACACCATGAAGCGGCTCAAGCGGGAGCAGACCCTGGTTTATCGCAAGACGACCAAGGACTCCTTCAAGCTCGGCATCCAACAGGGAATCGGAGAGTTCGCCGACGCGGCGCTGCCGTTCTATGCCGACTTGAAACCCGAAGGCATCGATAAGCTGGCCACCAAGGTCTTCACCATCGTCGACACCAGTGCCCTCGACTTCATGGCGCAATACAACCTCACGCTCGCCGGTGACGTCCATCGCGAGCTCTCAGACGGCATCAAGCGCACCATCCTGAACGGCATCGCCACGGGCAAGGGAGCCGACGATATCGTCCGGGACATGGGCAAGGTGATCATCGACAAGGATTCCTTCCGCCAGGCCGGAAGCCGGGTGTTCAGCAAGGCCCAGTACCGCATGGAGATGATCGCCCGCACCGAGGTCCTCCGCGCCCACAACATGGGCAGGCTCAAGTTCCACGAGCGGGTCGGCATCCAGAAGCTGGAATGGCTGGCTATGGAAGACGAGCGCATGTGCCCGGTCTGTGGCGGCCTGGACGGCAAGACCTTTCCCATCGACAAGTTCCCCCAGCAACCCGCGCATCCGCATTGCCGCTGCACCAACGTCGTGGCCTGGCCGATGACCGTCTGCGGCAGCGAGATGGTTGCCAAGGCCGCCGCCCAGGCATCGCAGGGGGACGCCTGCATTCTCCCGCCCCACGTGCTGGAAGGCATGGCCGATGCCCAGGCCAAGGAGAACGCCAAGCTCAAGAGCGCCTTTGAAAATGGCGACATCACCGAGCTCGGCTCGTTGACGGTCAAACAGCTCCAGACCCTGGCGAAACAGAACGGCGTGGCCATCGCCCGGACCAAGGCCGATTTCATCAAGCTGCTCGATCTGGCCGAGCCGGGAATCGATCATGGTGACCTGGCCGGAGCGGCGCTCAGCGCCAAGCTCAAGGAACACAAGATCGGCCTGCTGCGGACCAAGGACGAACTGATCGAGTTGCTCGGACTGAAGCAGGCGGAACTCAAACAGGCCAAGTTGCTCGCCGCTCAGATGGCGAAGATTCCGCCCGCCGAGGGGCTGGAGGGCATGACCGCCCAGCAGCTCAAGGAGATGGCGAAGGAGAACAGCATCTCCCTCAACATGACCAAGCAGGAGACCATCGAGCTGCTCGACAAGCTGGAGCCCGGCGTGGACCACAGCGGACTGATGGGCAAGGAACTCGCGGCAGCCAAGCAGAAGCACGGTATCGGCATTCTCAAGAACAAACAGCAGCTCGTCGAGGCGCTGCAGAAGAAGGCCGGTACCGACATGGCCGAGTCCGTCAAGCAAAAGGCGGTCTCTGACGCCAAGCAGAAGCTGATCCAGAAACAGAAAACGGCCCTCGAAGACGCCGCAAAGGCAGTGGTCGTTCCCGACTCGCCGACCGGCTACAAGGATTTCCTCGACACGATTGCCAAGGCGGAACAGGCGGTTTCCGTCGGCACCGATCTGCCCCAGGAGATGCTCGCGGCCCACAGCAAGGAAATCGCCTTCAAGAAACAGCTCTTCCAGGACCAGATCGGCAAGCTGAAATCGACCGAGCTCAAGACACTCGCTAAGGAGACCAAGGTCCAGTATTGGCAATGGGCCAACAAAGACGAGCTGACCACGCTCTTTACAGAGACCGACCCGGGGAAAATCAAGGCGGTTCAGGCGAGCATCGACGCCAAGCATGCCGCCTGGGCCGAAAAACATGGCGGCAAGAAGAAAGCAGCGCAAGCCAAGCCCATCACTCCGAAAAAGGAGCCGCCGAGTCCGGTAAAGCCGTCCGAGGCCAAGATCGGCAAGAAAGGTGCGGAGTTCTCAGACGCCGATTCTGCATGGCAGCAAAAGGGACTGCCGTCAAAATTCAAGAAATCCGGCAAGGCCGCTGTCGGCGGCGCACATGAAAAGGAGTTCTGGACCGACGAGAACGGCGACAAATGGCTGTTCAAACCCAATGGCCGCAAGGACGATGAGTTCATCGCCTTTGGAGAGGAGGCCGCCTACAAGATCGGCCGTCTGATCGATCCCCACGCCATCGAGGTCCGGACCATCCAGTTGAACGGCCGCATCGGTTCCATCCAGAAATGGCGCACCGATCTGCGGGACGACTTCGATTTCCGCAACATCCTGCCTCAGGATCTGACCACCATCGAACTGGAACAGATCCAGCGCGAGCACGTGGTCGACTGGCTGATCGCCAACCACGACGGGCATTCCAAGCAGTTCATCCGTGCCAGGGACGGTCGCGTCCACGGCATCGACAAAGGCCAGGCTTTCAAGTTCCTGGGACAGGACAAACTCTCGCTCGATTACCACCCCAACGGGGCGTGCGGTGAGGAAGAGCCGTTTTACAACAAGGTCTTCCGGGCGGCCAAGGAAGGGAAGGTGCGGGTCGATCCGAACGCGACGCTTCGCTACATCCACGAAGTCGAAAAGATCGCCGACGAGGATTATCTCGGTCTGCTGCGGCCCTACGCCGAGGGCCGGTTCGCCAAGGACCCGGCCGGGCTGAGGCATTTTTACGATCTGGCCCTGGAACGAAAGCACAATCTCCGGCGGGACTTCGAGGCTTATTACGCCGATGTGCTGGGGGATCGTGGATTCCGTTTCGACAAGCTGACCGCCGCCACCGGCAAGAAAAAGCTGCTCTCCTCCGCCGAGGAAGCCCTGGTCGAGGAAGCCCGCAAACTCGGCTGGCAAGGCAAGACATTGCCCTTCGACAGCGGCGACGTGGAGGATCAGAACGCGCTGATTTTCACCGAAACCTTCAAAGGGAAAAAGCGCACCGTGGTCAAGATGAAGATCCGGCCGGACACCGACCGCCGCATCGACGAGCTGCTGCGCAAGTACGTGCAGACCACTGCCGGAGAAAAGGGGCAACCGCTAAACGAAGACAACTTTTTCGAGACCGTTCTGGACGCCGTCAAGAACGTCAATTTCCACGTCGGTGACGGCAAGTACAACCGGACCAAGATCGACAAGGCCCTGCGCCTGCGCAAGAAACTCGAGGCCCTGCAAAAAAGCGCCGATCCCAAGGTCAAAGAAATGGCGGACCACTATCTGAAATGGGTCAAGGAGATCGAGGAGTCCGTCGATTGGGACCGGGCCACCAACGGTGTTTTCGAGCAGTACCTGCCCAAGCTCGACGCACAGAAACCCAAGGAGAAACCGCCGTTCAAGGTGGAACGCGGCAAGGTGACCCACGCCAAGCGTAAGATCGGTTCCGGCACCATCAGCGTCGAGGCCGACGACGTCGACAACCGGACCCTGTTCAATCACAACTCCCGCATGCAGGACGGGCATCAGTACACCGTGACTTTCGAGGACGGCACCCGAGTCCGCTATCGGCCTTGGACTGACACCAACCTTTACGCCCAGCGCGGCGAGCTGGAAATGATCCTGGATGGCGACACCACCCCCGGACGGGTCGAGGCCATGTTGGAAAAGCTCGAACAGCTCGGGATCGATACCCGGGTGGCCACGGCGGAAAACGCCGAACAGATGTATCTGGAGAAGCTCGCCTACATCCGCAAGACCGACAAGAGCGCCGACTACAAACGGCTGCAGAAATCCCTCGACGACCGCAACGCCACCACCCCCGAGCGGGTCCAGGCCCTGCGCGGCTATTGGCAAAAGGAATTTGGCGTCCAGGACATAACCCAGCTTTCCGGATACAACCCGCTGGGCGAATACCAGGCAGGTTTTCTGGACCGCGACGCCAAGGGCGGGTACCGGCACCAGTTCCGATTCGATATCACCGAGGAAGATCTTGAAAAACAGATGAAAGGCTATTCGCTGGTCCACGACTTGACCAACGGCGAGAGCATGTCCGGCTTCATCGACTCGATCATGGAGAACAACGGAGCCATGGTCAGCACGGTCGAGAAGATGCGCATGGGTGTGGCTCCGGGTGGAATGTCCCCGGTGGCCGACATGCAGACCGGCGGCGCGAGCTATTTTTTCACCCGGATCAAGAAACAACCGGTCAGCGATGCTTCACCGGCGCTCTACTTCAAGAAACAGATGCTGCGGCGCATGGACGCCATCAGCTACGACCATGACGCCTACGGCAAGGTGATAGACGACTACGTGCAGCGCAACCGGGGGGCCAGCATCGACGACTGGAAGCGGTTCTCGCAACGCCATGGCAACGAGACCATCTTCAAATACTCGGTGACGCTGTTGGACAACATCGAGTTCGTCGTGGCCCGCAGCGACAACGAACGCCGGGAGATCATCCAGACTTTCACCCGGCGCGGCATCAAGAAACTATCTGACGGGCGCAAGGTGGAGGACATCGTCCATACCCCGCAAAGCTGGAGCAAACGCAAACAATGACCATGAAGGACTTTATCGAACAGGAGAAAGGGCGGCTGCAGGAAGCGCTGCACTGGTTCAACAGCCGGGGCAGCCGCATGACTGTCAGGGAATCCGGGGATCTCTTTCTGGATACCCTGGTGGGCAGCTTCACCGTCACCCGGATCGGCCCCCATTTCGATTCCGCTGGCAACCACCTGCGCACCGATTTCTGGCTGTTGTGGAAGGCGCTGGGCTACGACGAGGGCTTTCAGCACGCCCACACCGTCAAGGTCGTCGATGTCAGGATCGAAGACACCCTGACGGCCGAACATGACGGCAAGGAGGTCGAAGGCTGGCTGATTGTCGATCTGACCGACGACCTGGGCCGGGTTCACCATGTCGAAATGATCGAGCCCGTTTCCGAACCCGAACTCGCGGCGGACTGGCAAAGATGGATCGCCTACCGGCAGAAAAACGCCGAGAGATTCCGCCGGATCGACGACCAGCTTCTGGCCGAGCATCTCAGAATTGCGGAGGATTGGTCATGAAACTGCGCTACATGATCGACTCGATATTGGTCGACCGGCGAGCCTCCGTTCCAGAATACGTGCCCGTGGGTGTATGGGTTCAGGGGCCGGGTCCCGGCCTGGATGTGGAGATGTACTACCTCGACCGGGGACCGGATGGGCTGGTCGACCGCAAGGACGAGGCCGCCTGGGTGGTCAACCGTCTGGTCGAGGCCGGGGCCACTTCGCTTCCGGCGGATTTTCTCGAATACCACCGGCTGTCCCGCTCTCCCTACGACGGGGTCTTTTCGGAGATTGCCGAGATCGACGAATACCCCTCCCTCGACGCCTGCGGCAAAGCCGTTCTGGCCCGGCTGAACAACGCCCTCTGAAATTCGCCGTCACCCTCCGACACATCGCCGACGCTTCCGGTAAGTAACCGCTGAACGCTCCCCGCAGATCGCGGAGAGCCCAGCAAATTAACCGGAGACGTTGATGGAACTGTTCGCCACAGACCTGGAAAGGCTGGCGTTTCTACTGGAGGCCGATGCGGCGCTGACCTGCGATCCTGACGAGCTCGGGACGGAGGCCGCCGATCAGTCCGCTCCTGAAGAGCTTCCTCCCGAGAAGCGCCCCAAGTACATCACCAACTACATCGGTAGTAAGCAGAAACTCGTTGACTGGATCTGGAAGCATACCCCCGAGGGCGTTGGCACCGTGCTCGACGCCTTCTCGGGGTCTGCGGTCGTGGCCTACATGTACAAGACCAAGGGCCTCCAGGTCATCGCCAACGACCGGCTGCGCTACTGCCACCACGCCGCCAAGGCGATTATCGAGAACAACTCGGTTCGCCTGAGCGAGGACGAAATCGAGGCGCTCCTGGCCGACAACGCCAAGGCTGGCAGCTTCGTTCAGGACAATTTCAAGGGGATCTTTTTTGCCAAGGGCGTCCATGCGCTGATCGATACGATCCGCGCCAACTGCGACAAACTCTCCGGCATCAAAAAGGACATCGCCCTGTTTGGCCTGGGCAAGACCTGCATGAGCGGCAAAGGTGGTTTCGGGCATTTTTCATCCTCGACCGACTACGGTCGACGCAAGGACACGCCCGAGGAATTCAAAGACCGTCTGCGCAAGAACCTGCAACGCATCAACGCGCTGGTTTTCGACAACGGCAAGGAGAATAAGGCCCACCGTCACGACATCAACGAGCTGCTGCCCAAGGCCAAGGCGGATCTGGCCTATTTCGACCCGCCCTACGCCACCGAATTTTCCACCACCAATTACGAGCGAGCCTACCACTTCGTGGAGGGGCTCATGACCTATTGGGACGGCCTCGAGATCAAGGCCGACACCAAGGTCAAGTATTACGAGACCGACCACAAGACGGTCACCAAGGGTAATGCCAGCGAGTTTTTCCAGACCTTTCTCGGCAATGCCAAGCACATCCGACACTGGCTGATCTCCTACCGCGATCACGCTTATCCGAATGAGCAGGAGATGAAGAAAATCATCGGTTCATTCGGCAAGCAAAGCCAGATGAAATCGAAAGATCACCATTACGCCATCACCTCCCGGCACGGAGATGCCTCCAACGCCAAGGAACGGCTGTTCGTCTGCATCCCCGGCTCAACAGCCAAAGCGGAGCAAGAGATGAAACCAGTGCCGCTGGCCGCTGCTGCGAATTTCCACACCAGCATCCCCGTGGACATCCGGCTGGGCGACAGCGAACGCCTCACTGCCGAAGCCATGGATGTCGGGGCACCGGGAGACCCCCAGTTCAGTTTCGTGCTCTGCCGTACCGGCACCAACAAGAACGGCGACCACTTCACCGCCGAGGAGTTGTCCGGTCGGCACATGACGGCCGTGAACAAGAAGGTCGATCTGCAGCACTCTCAGGAGTTCAACGACATCGTCGGTGGCGTCGTCGCCGCCGATTATCTGGAAGACGACAACGGCGGCCGGGTCGAATGCGTCGGCGAACTGTACGTCCACGACACACCGGCGGCTCGACTCGCCTACAAGCTGATGAAGCGCGGGATCATCTCCCAGGTTTCCATGGAATGTGATTACCAGGAAGGCGAATGCTCGGTCTGCCACAAGCGCTTTCAAAACAAGGCCGACTACTGCACGCACCTGCGCAAGTTCAAGGGCCGTGATTTCAACGGCCAACCCGTCTTCGAAATACTGCAGGGTGTCACTTTCACGGGACTGGGCCTGCTCGACCGCAAGGGTGCGGACGAGAACGCCCGAATTCTGCAGGTGGCATCGATTCAGAGCCAACCCGACCAATCCCAACCCGAAGGAGATTCCACGATGGAAGACAAAACCAAACCCAACGATGACCCGGCCGCCAAGACTGAATCAGACGCGGCCAAGAAGAAACCGGCCCAGCAGGAAGGCGATCCTGCCCGTGTTTCCGACCTGGAAAAGGAAAACCGGCAGCTCAAGGCCCAGGTGGCCGAGTTGCAGAAACGCGTCCAGGAACTGGAAGCTGAGCAAAAAGCCGCAGCCTGCCGTTCCCGGGCGAAGAAGCTCCTGACCCGTCTGGAGAAGCAGGGACTCTCCTTTGCCTCCGAAGTGGACCGTGACGCCGAACTCAAACGCCTGGCGGAACTGTCCGACGAAGCCTTCACCGCCACCGAGGCGGCCTACGAGCGTCTGCCCAAATCGGCCAAGGAAGAGAAACTCGCAGCCAATGACCAGGGGGACAAGCCCGCCGCCAAGGCATCGACGGAACAACCGCTGCGCAGCGACGCCGGTGTCCGACCCCACGATGTGGACGACCGCAAGGTGTCGCTCGAAGACCGTCTGCGCGACGGGTTCATGGCCGCTTACCGCAACCGTGTCGGCGAGGACTCTCCCGAACACTCGGAACACAACGCATAAGGAGGAAACACCATGTCATTCATTAATCCGTGTCACCGCAGCCTCGCCTACGGCGATGGCCACATCCAGGGCGACGGGCAGCTCGGTCAGATGGTCCGCGTAGTCGGCAACGACCTGTTCGCCGTCAACACCGATCCCACCAAGCGCTCCTTCGGCATCCTGATCAAGGACTACGCCGGTGGGGAGATGCCCGGCATCTACTGCGACGGCGGCGTTTACGAGACCGACGCCTTCGAAGGGACTATCGCCGCAGGAGACGACCTGAAAGTCTCCGCCAACGGCCGACTGACCAACGGTATCGCAGCGGGAGAACGCCTGGTCGCCCACGCCATCTCCGTACAGAGCGGCGTTCTCAAATTCCGTCTGTTCGTCTAACACAAGGAGCCAACGCACATGAAAACCAATCAGTTGAAGATTCATTCCCAGGAATACATGGAAACCATGGCGCGGCTCATGAGCGAGGCTCTCGAGTCGCCCGAAGGTATGCGGGCATTGGCCGCCGCCATTGCCGCGCCTATCGAACAGGAAATCAAGCGCAAGGAGATCTCCTCGCTGTTGCTCACCAAGCACACGCTGCCCAAGGGCGAACGCCCGGTCTACCAGAAAAAACCGACCGTCAAGGCCCACTGGATCAGCAAGGATGGCGACGCCCAGGAACAGGAGGTGGGCAAGGACGAGGTCGAGTTCCCCACCAACCGCATCCACTCCAATCCGATGGTGGATGTTTCCGTCCTCAAAAATGGCAACATCGGCACGCTGATGGACATCCAGACCAGCGCCGCCGACGCCATTCGTAAGGAGATGGATCGGCGCACCATTTCGGTGCTGTCCTCGGCCATCCCGGCGTCCAACATCATCGAGGTCGCCGGTGACGTGCTCACCGAAGAGGCGCTAAACGAGGCCATCTCGATCATCGAGGACCTGGAGCTGTCGGTGAAGTACATCGTCATGCGCGGCCGCCGGTTCAACGACATGCGCGGTTGGAACCTCGATCCCCAGACCAAGCTCGAGCTGCGCCAGAAGGGTGTCATCAAGAACTACGGCACCGGCGGCATTCTGCTGACCGCCTCCATGCCGTTGGACGAGATCATCATCGTCCCGGATGAAGAGGTCGGCAAGATGCCGGTTCGCGAGAACCTGAAGACGGAGTCCATCGACCAGAAGACCCGCTTCAAAACCGGCTGGCTGGTGTGGTCCGAGATCGGCCAGGGCATTACCCGCCCCGACATCATGGCCAAAATCAAACTGGTTCCGTAATCCGGGAGGTAACGTGACATGAATCGAATCAAGAACATCCGACCCGGTATCCTGGTCATTCCTGATGCCGGGCTGAAACTCAAGCCCGGACAGGTCGTCGAGGTGGAACATTTTACCAAACAAATCCAGGCTGCCCTGAAAAACGGACGCCTGGCCATGGCCGACAAACCGAAGCAGGAACCTGTCGTGAGTTCCGAGCCCAACCAGGACGCGGAACCGGTGGATCTGAGCAAGCTCTCCGCCACCGACGCCATCTCCAAGGTCAACGAGGAGGCCAATCCCGAGACCCTCAAGGGCTACATGGAAACCGAAAAACGCCGCACGGTGATCGACGCGCTCAAGAGCCGTCTGGAGGGCATGCAAGGTGCTGCTGAGTGATCTGATCGCCGACCTGCGGCTCGATCTTTCCGATCCGGGCGCATCTCTCTTCGAGGACCAGACTCTGGATAGATGCGTCCGGAAGGCCGTTTTTCGAGTCGGCCGCGATCTTGACCAAACGCTGACGGTAACGGCCGGAGAGATCATCCCCGATCCCTCCGGAGAGGTTCGGGAGCTCTTGGTGATCATGGCACAGATCCACGCCTGCCAGGTCATGCGGTCGGCCACCGCCAACGCCTTTTCTTTTTCCAGCGGCGACAAGCGGGTGGACAAAACCGGCCAGCCTGGCCATTGGGCCAAGCTCGAGGCCGATCTGCTCGCGGACTACCGCCAGCGGCTCACCGAGTTGCGCCCGGCCACCCAGCTCGACCGGGAAGCCTACATCCTGACTCCGGGCGGCCTCACGCCGGTCATCTACGAACAAGGGATCGACCTCGATGTTGTTGAATGACCGGGAACGCGCAGAAGCCGTGGCCGACGTCGCCCGGCTGATCCTCTCCTCGGGTCAGACCGCACGCATCCTGCGCGTAGTCCCCGGCGACCGGCTCTACGGCACCGACGACGCAGAATACGCGGAGATCTCTGTCATCCCCCTCGAACTGAACGAAACCCCGCCGGAGGAGCTGAGCGGCAAAATCGACGCGCTCGCCTGCGTCCTTCCCGATGCCGACGTCCAGGGTGAAGACCGCCTGGCCACCGGCAGGGAAACCTATCGCATACAGAGCGTGGAAGAAGAACACTTCTTCGGGACCGTCACTCACAAGAACCTGCAACTGGTGAAGCTCAATGGGCGTTAGGCGGACCGGTGATTGGGACAAGGCCCGCACCAAGCTGACCACCGGCATGGGGCCGCGCCTGGCCACGGCTCTGCGTCAAGCCACGATCCGCAACGCCCTTTTTCTGGTGCGTGAGATCCAGCGGGGGATTCGCTCCCAGGCCCCGGGAGGACAGGCTTTCGTGAAACTCGCCGAAAGCACCATCGAGCGCAAAGGCTCCAGCAAGGCGCTCATCGACACCGGCTTTCTCGTCAACGCCATCACCCAGAAGATCATGGCCGACAAGGCGTTCGTCGGCCTGCTGCGCGGCACCGTCAACAAGGACGGGGAAGACATGGTGAACATCGGTGCCGTCATGGAGTACGGGGCCACCATCAAACATCCGAACGGCGCGACCATCATCATCCCCGCCAGACCCTTTCTGCATCCGGTGATGGAGAAGTACCGCGAGCAGATCCTCCAGAACTATCGCGAGGCGATCCGC